TTAGCGCAGGAGCCGCAATACCCAGGCGGCCCCGGCAGCCACCAAGGCAAGCCCGATAGCGGCGGTGCCCCAGGCGACCAGGTCGGCAGCCAACGCATTGCCAATGGTTTGAATTTGTTGCGCCGTCATCCTCGAACTCCTTTGTCGTCACCCTGTTCCTGCTGTCATGTGATGCGAAAAAAGGAGGCAGGCTGCTGCCAGCCTGCCTCGATGGGCTTTCTCTCAGCCCACAATCGCGCGCACGCGCTTAAAGGCGTAGATCGCCAACGCCACGCCAATCAAGGCCGTGGCCCACAAGAGCAGATCGGCCCGCACCGTGGCCACATCCGCCGACACCGGAAACAACTGCGCCTGCGACAGCGCCGGGACACCCAAGGCGAATACGAACGCCATGAGCAGTCCCCCAAGCCCTTTCACCCAACCCCATCCCTTCATACGGCACCTCCTTCTGCTGGTGGTGGTCACGCCCACCCACGCCGCCGGAACCCTCGCCGACGGTCGAGTGCCTCAAGGCCTTTGAGGCAGAATTAACTCTGAGGCAAAATCAGTTTGATGATCAGGCCGACGGCAAAGCCGCCGAGCCAGAAAATCGCCGTGAAATAGGTCATGGTCTCAATCGCCGGCAGGTCCATAGAACACTCCTTCGCCAATTAGCCGCATCGAGCCTTCTTCATAGACTTCCGAGACCGACAGCCCATACCGACCAGTAATCTGCGCCGCCGTGAGGATCTCGCCGCTATCCAACAAGTAGCGCCAGCCTTGACGGTTCTTGCTCATTCCCGCGCCGCCGAGAATGCGGACGGTCCGCTTCGGTGGAGTCGGAGTGACTGGTGCCGACGGAGATATTCCCAATGGGTTGAGCAGACTGCCTGAGGCGGAGACTGGCGCTCCAACGGTCGTGCTTGGGACAGGAGTTGATCCAACTGCCGAGGCTGCCTTGCTCGCACTCAATGAAGACCAGGGCCGCCAGACCATGAGACCGATAGCAAACAGTCCTGCGGCAATGCCGATCGCCACCCGTGCCGACTTGAAGACCGTATGGCTCCGTTTTTCTTCCCGAATCGCCGCCGACGCGTAACTCGAATAGTACGCGTAGATCGCTGGCGAGTAAGTCCCGACGAAGGCGCGGATGAGCTCATTGTCTTCGGGGTTCCCTCGGACCTTGCCCTGATACTTTTTAGAGAGACCCACAAAGCTCAGCTTTCTGAACTTCACCGTCGCTTCAATCAGCCGAGTGACACCCTGCGACATCTGCCGGAAATCCTGGCTCATGAGCAGAATGTCCACGCCGTAATGCCGATGGGTTTCGAGCCACCGGAGCAAACCCGGCTCGACCTTCTGCATGGACCGAAAGACGGTCTGGGCTTCGTCGATGATGACGGCCGAACCAGGCTCGACATAGGGAAAGGCCTGGAGGACCTCGGCCGAGTCTTTCCAGAGCGTGATCTGTTGTTCAAGGACTGGAAGATCAATGCCCGTGAACAACGACAGTCGATCCAGATAAATGCCATTCACCGCAATATAGAGTCGTCGGCCTTGTTTCACCCAGGGCAGGAACTTCTCGCAGACCGCGTGATACGACTTTCCCGAGCCGGGTACCCCTTCATACAGTTCGATCATCGAAGACTCCTGAGATACACCCAGATCCACAAGGCCAAGACGACGGTCCACGCATAGGCCCACCCGATTACCAGCTGATTCATGAGCCCCACCGGACGAATGGAATGGTTTGGAGAATAAAGCGAGTGCCCATGGCGCTCGCCACAATGGCCAGCGCCTGGCTCATGCCCGTCGCGCCCAGCACCCACGCATATTGATCGGGAATCACCGGCAGGGTGAGCCCAGCCGTCCCAATGGTGGCGAGCGTGCTGTCCGCCACGGAGAGCAGCGAATCCCAGATGCCCAGCCCCCAATCGGTGAGGGAGAAGAAGAACTCCTGGAGCCAGCAATAGATGAGCGTCAGAATGGCCGTCATGTGGTCTGACCTCCTCCCACAAAGATGATGCGGTAGGCGGCAAAAGACGCCGTCGCAATGACGAGCGTGCGCAGGACCGTGAAGAACCAGGCCCATTGATTGAAGTCCACTTGCTGACTGCCAAAGAAGGCTGACGGCAAGGCAATCACCGGCAAAGTCGAAGGCCAGGTGAGCGACTTCAAGAGGTTCAGCGTGCCGAGGAGGCCGCTGGTTGCCCAGATGGTGTGATGCGCTTGGAGCACTGTCCCGAAGGTTCGGTTCTCATGTGAACCGACGGCACAGGAGGTCGTCGCTTGGGTCTCTTCCTGCTGCGTCGTCGAGCCGTCTGGGTTCTGCGTGGTTGTCGTCGTCGTGGTCGTGGTTTGCTGTTGGGTATTCTGCTGCGGGGTGCTGGTGGGAGGCGGCACGTTGTCTGCCACCACGATGTCCCCGATGGGCACGGGCTTCGGCTTCACGGTCGTCGGCATTTCGGTCGGCGTCACCGCCTGGGAGATGGTGGTATCGGCCGGCTGCGTCGTGCCGGTGGTCCCGACGGGATTCGTATGAGACTCAACAGACTTCGGATCACTGGCCGGAAGACCCCCGACGAAGTTCGCGATCTGTTGCTGCGTCGGCGGAATCACGGCATCTTGAATCGGTGAGGTGGAGCCTGGAATCCCCGTTCGATGGCAGACATACAGGCTATAGCCGCCGACGGCAGGACCATTCACAAAGAAGTTGCCGGTGAAGAAGACGGCGGTACTCAGGCTCTGAAACGGTCCCACCACCCAATCGTGCTGATACTCGGTGTCGACCGCACACAGCGGGACATTGGTGGCGCTGAATTGAATGGTCGCATTGGGATAGGCCGGATTGCCGGGCGTGTTCGTCCCGAGACCTGGGAACGTCTGCACGCCCGCATTCGTGCTGGCGACCTGCCAGCCGCCTGGCGTGGAGGCAGCAGTTTTCACGGCTGAGAGATCAGACTGGGAGTAATACATCTGGGCCAGCACCAAGCCGGCACTCACCCCGAGGGCCGCCCATCCCACCGGCCCGGCGACCATGCGAACCGCCATCGAGGTGGCCGAGGGCGCGAGCGCGGCGGTCGCCACCTGACTCGCCAGGGTAGACCGTTGCGCGGCCAGATAAGCAATGCGTTCGGCTTGTGCCACCACTCGCGCATACTGCGTGGCGGTTTGCCCGAGGGATTCACCGGGCGCTAGACAAAACGAGACAAGGAGACCCCAGATGACCGTCAGATAGCTGGTGAGAGACAGCAATTTCACAATCGTCCGACTCCGAGACCGGTGAGGAAGGCCAGTAACAGGACCGCCACAAGAATAATGGTGAGATCCACCGGCCTTCCTCCCTTGTTGTTACTTCTGCACGTCCAATCCGGTGAGATCGAAGAACGTGCGTCCGGTCTGTTCGAACTTCCGCACTTCGATGGACACCTTGGCCTGCTTGCCCTCGGCTTGCTTACAGACCTCAATGAGTGACATCTGATCCTCCGGAATGCCCAACCGCAGCACTCCCGGATCTTTGCCCTTCACATAGAGATCCACCGATCGAAACACCTTGCCCTCCCGACTCCTCCGCTCCACATACCCCTGCACCGCGCCCTCTGCTTTGACTTGCATCGTCCGACCCTCCTGATTGTGAAAAGACACTCGGATCAGCTCTGCGCCTGACCCACACGCCCCGGCCCGCACGCCGGACTTTCGGCAGCAATTGAAATTGGAAACGACAGGTGGTGCAGATCACAAACAACTTTCCCTTCCGAAACTCACCCCAGGCTCCGGCGGCCTTACACTCCGGACAGGCGCGGATATACACGTAGTCATGGACGAGGTTTGAGATGAAGCACATAGGGCGTCACCACCTTCTTGCGTTGCTTCAACAGGGCATAGTGCTTCTGGTTCCATCGTTTCGTGCCCGCATAAATCATCTCCGTCAAAAACTGATCACCGCGACAGGCCACGATCACGGCGAGCATGGGGCTGAGGGCGTTGGCGAACCACGCGACGACATCATCAAGCCGTTGCTGAATGCGTTCGACCACGAGCCGACAACGCCTAAAGCCTTCGGTTAAGCCTTCCCACCAAGCCAAGAGCGGAGCGCGATACTTCTCGTACGATTCGGCCTCTCGCGTGGTCTCTCGGAAATCCACATAGGAGCGGAGCACCCCGACCAAGAAGGCCCGCCAATCTTCGGCATCCAAGGTCAACAAGGCTTTGGCACAGGCTTGAGCCCGATCCTGTTTAAATTCCATTTCCCACCGGACTCCGTAGGATTCCGCGTCTTCCCGGCCACGACTTTTCAGTTCCAAGCGCTTGTCATAGACCCGCAACATGCTCTGGCTTTCCCGACTGCCGAAATAGAGCGTCTCTCCGGTTCGGACTCCCTGGCGATGATTCGAAGCCTGGATGACCTTGAACTGTTTGGATCGACTCACCACTTGTCCGGCCTCCACGGCTTGGCGAACGGTTTCAACTGCGACCGTCGCCTCCCGGTCATCTAGGGCCACATCAATGCGGGTCACATGGCCTTTTTGAGCGAAGATCCAGGCGAGGACCGTCTTCAGCTTCGTTTCGTCCCACTGGGAGACGATGCCTGCCGAGAGATCGACATGCACTTCCTTCGGATTGCGAGGAGCACCCGTCCCCAGTTTCCCGACGCCCGTTTTGCCTTCTGTCATAAGCTGAGCCACGGGATAGCCGCGAAAGCCGGTCTCACTCTGGAACCAGTCGCCACCAATCAGCGTAATCACGTCCGCCACCTCAGCTTTTGGAAGCGTGAAGGCGAGCCAATCGATGGTCTGCGTGAATCCGCCGGAGACCGTCATTTCTTCCTCCTTGGGGCCTGTGCGATAGACGCCCCCGTCTTACCAAGTCGGGGGCGGGGCCGCTGCGCGCGCCGCCGGCTGCCGCCGCCGGTCGCGCTGCGCTGTCCCTGGCTCCCTGTGGAGAAAGGAGACTGTCCTTGCTCGTTTCCCTGCATGGCGGCTTTCACTCGATCGAGATCAAAGCGGACAAACCGGCAGATTCGTTCCACGGGAATCTGACCCTTTCGATAGGCACGGCGGATGGACTTCACGCTGACTTGAAGTTCCAGGGCGAGTTCATCGATCGTTAACCATGTTTTCTTCATCGCGTCTCCTCTTCGGTTCAACGCACGACGTATGAGCGGACCATACGCAACGGCGCGTGAGTGGTGAAAGAGCCTGTTCGGGGACACTAGGGGACAGGAGGGGACAGTAAGGGACAAAACTTGTGTATCAGGACAGGATGCGTGTGAGGAGAGATGGAAATGAAACGAGGGATATGCAAAAACGTTGACAGCCCTGCACGCGGATCGTCAATGTCGGCAAACACCGCTCTGGATGCAGAGAATCGCAGGTCTATGAGAACGGACTACGAGACCGCACTAGGGCGAACGGCCATGACACTGAGTCGAATGCCTCTGCGCCCGATAACAAAAATATGGCCATTTTCCGCAAAAAGTTGTGCCAGGGCCAAAAAACTACCACCAGGGCCAGTTGGCCCTACAGATGGCACCATAAAGCAGATAAGACAGGACACCAGCAGAGACGATGATCTTTCGGCCATTGTGTAGCCGGGGCATCGCACGACGCTCCAAGAAACCACAGCACCGGATTGCACACGAACACGGAAGTTTCACCATCGCCAAACACGATGTGCCCCGCCCCTCCTCAGTCCTCGATAACACGGGCGCACGTTCACGCTTGAGGAGGCCCCCCCATGCGACATTGGCTGATTCGAATGCTGTACCGCTGCCTTCGCAGATTCCGCTGGCTACTGTGGTGGGTATGGTCTCCCGCACGATCCCACCAGCGAGCCCGAGTCCAACCCAAGGCGAAAGGCCAGGGTTTTTCGCCACCGAAGCCGAAGTGGGTCCGCAATGAAGTGATCCGGCTCAAAGCCCTCATGCCCCACGCCGGCTGCCGCACCGTAGCCCATTACTTCAATCGCCGCTGGGCGAGCAGAAGACAGGTGACGGTGGGCAAGAGCTATGTGGCGACGACGCTACGAAAGCACCAGTACCTTGTCCTCGAAGCACGCCGCAAGCTGAAACATCGCGTACCAAGACCGACGCCCCGCAATCGAGTCTGGGGCTGCGATCTGCTCGCGAAGACGGATCAGCAGGGAACGACGCATCTTGGGCTGGCCATCGTAGACCATGCCACCCGCGCCTGCCTGCGGTTGCAGCGTGTGTCTGACAAATGCTCGTGGACGCTACTACAGGAACTGAGTCAGGCCGTGAAGCGGTATGGGAGTCCTCAATACCTCCGTACGGATAATGAGGCGGTGTTCACATCATGGTGGTTCATATGGGGACTGCGACTGCTGAGTATCCGTCATCAGCGAACGGACCCCGGATGCCCGTGGCAGAACGGGCGAGTCGAACGTTTCATTGGGACGATCAAGCGGGCGCTGGCCATAGAGCCGTTGGCAGACAACAAGGACTTCGATGCCCAACTAACCAGCACAAGGCTGTGGTACAACCACGACCGCCCGCACGACCATCTGCAGGGGCGAACGCCAGCTGAAGTCTGGGCGGGAATCGATGTGTTTAAAGCACAGTCGAGCTAGGCGACGAGAACACCGCAGAACAAAATGGGGTGAGATGAGAGTGTCCGGTGGAGCGTGCCTGCGGTCTGTAGGCATAGGCGCTGTGGGCCGCCAAGCAAGTCGAAGCCAAGAACAATCTGTCAGCATACGAGAGAATAATCTCGTTCACGCACAAGCACGAGGCTCGTTGACAAAGAAAATCTGCACCGCATGGAACAAAACCCGACGGCGGACAGGCGGACGGGACACCGATTTCAACACCAAGGCCGAACAATTCGCCCTGCTTTCCGACCACCAGGAAATGTCGCATATCAATCACCGTATTGGGATCGGCTGGGTCACGAACATATCTTTTCTCTTCCTTGCAATTTCAGGCGGACGGTATACATCCTTAATCCTTCTTCTGGCCTGATCGCTTCTTGGGAACGAGCAACTTGCCCCGCTCGCCTTCATTGCAGACAAACGTGGTGGAGAGGGAGCGACAGTTCCATTCCACTGTCACATCGGTGCGCTTGAGCGATTCTTCAAGACCTGAAAAATAATGCTTAAGCGTCAGGGTACCTATCAGCGATTGCCCAGGTTGGAGGTTGATCTTGCGCCCAAAGTAATCCTCCACCGGTCCCTTTTTGCCAAGTATGCTCCGCGTGGCATCGTGGCGATACGCCCGTTCCAAAAACTCGAGTTCGTTTGGGGCGATCCATGGAAGATCCAGCTCGTCAATTGTTACAAGCTCAGATGAGATATTGGTGAGCTTAACCCGGAGGCGATAGCCCTCCTCCGTTGGACCCTGCAGGGCCGCCTCGAGCCTCAGTGGCACGGCTTTGCGCGAGGCGCTGAACCCTGTCCCTACGACCATACAAATCGTAAAGCCTATGGCTACAGCGCAGATCGCTACTGATCGAGAAATACGGTTCGAACGCGCTGTAGTCTTCCTTCCAGGATGGATTTGCATGGACAGTTGCCCCTCTTCGTCGCCAGAGTTTCTTCCAGACACAACTTCTCCTCCAGATAGGCCCGGATCTCTGATTCTCTTCGGAGCTTTTGGCCAAACTCAATCTGCACACCATTCTCTCGCTTCTTCATCCCGCTACAAACGAGAGGATTTCTGCCCAGGGCATCTTGTAGATGCACCCCTTCGTGCCGCCAAAGGCATTCTGTGAGACCACATTCGACGGACTGGTTGTCTTTGAAGTAGTCATTGATCCAAACCTCTGGGTTGCCACCCTGGCAGATGATCGTGCCGGCAGGCCCTCCGATCATAGATGAAATCTTCTTCTCGCCACGACCGACCCCATAGGGCTCCAGCTCTGGCGCGAGACCAGTGGAGTCCCGCTCAGTCACCGGACGATTATTCACATACCGATAGAGATTCAATCCGCCTCGCAATCCGATGGGATCGATGCTCAGAAACCGACCCATCCGTGGGTCGTAATACCGACTGCGGTAGTACATCAGTCCACTCTCCGAATCGAATTCCCGACCCGTGTACGAATACGACTGCTCCACGGCCCCCGGTGATTCGAGCATGTTCCCGTACGCATCATACGCATACGCCTTGGCGACGTTGCCGTTGATATCGGTGAGTTCCGTCAC